AGTAGATGGCCTTAAGGGTGATCAGGATGGGCTTAATGAGTTTTATAGACAGTTTCCACGTACTGAAGAACATGCGTTCAGAGATGAAGCTAAATCTTCTTTATTTAATTTAACTAAAATCTATCAGCAAATAGACTGGAACGCTGATATTAAAAATAGTGGAGTAATAACTCAAGGAAATTTTCAATGGACTAATGGCATCAAAGATACAACAGTTGTTTTTAACCCTACGAATAACGGAAGATTTTTTATTTCATGGGTTCCACCAATAGATTTACAGAATAATGTTATTGCAAAAAATGGTAGAAAACATCCCGGTAATGAACATATGGGTGCTTTTGGCTGTGATAGTTATGATATATCCGGAACAGTAGATAGAAGAGGATCTAATGGAGCTTTACATGGTTTAACTAAATTTAGTATGGAAAACCATCCACCTAATCATTTTTTTTTAGAATATATAGCTAGACCTGCAACTGCAGAAATATTTTTTGAAGATGTTTTAATGGCTTGTATATTTTATGGCATGCCTATACTAGCAGAGAATAACAAACCAAGACTTTTATATTATTTTAAAAGAAGAGGTTATAGAGGTTATTCTATGAACAGACCAGATAAGATATATAACAAATTATCTATTACAGAAAAAGAAATAGGTGGTATACCAAATTCCAGTGAGGATATAAAACAAGCTCACGCCGCGGCAATAGAATCTTATATACAAGATCATATAGGTTTAAATGCTAACAATGTCTATGGAGATTTATATTTTCAAAGAACACTAGAAGATTGGGCTAAATTTAATATAAATAATAGAACAACTCATGATGCTTCTATTAGTTCAGGATTAGCTATTATGGCTTGCAATAAAAATAAATATAGGCCTGTACCTACAAGAGTTGTAGTTAAACATAATTTAGGTATAAAAAAATACGACAATAAAGGTGATATTTCACAAATAATACAATAAATGAATATAAACTATAATAGTAGCAGCACGTTTCCTGAACAGGTGGTACCTATGGAGGAAAAGATGTCTTGGGAGTATGGAAAGCAAGTTGCTGATGCCATACAATCAGAATGGTTTGCGCAAGGAAGAACTAATGGTAATAGGTATTTAACTAGCTTTAATAATTTTCACAACAGAAGACTATACGCTAGAGGTGAACAAAGTGTACAAAAATATAAAGATGAATTATCTATTAACGGTGATTTATCTTATTTAAATTTAGACTGGAAACCAATTCCAATACTATCTAAGTTTGTGGATATATTAACTAATGGTATATCTGCTAAAGACTATGAGATCAAAGCTTATGCTCAAGATCCTGAGTCAATGAAAAAAAGAACTAACTATGCAGAGGGTCTAGCTAAGGACATGTTTGCTAGAGATATTCAAGAAAAAGTAAAAGCAAGTACTGGTGTAGACATATCTAACACTAAAATTGCTCCAGATGATTTACCAAAAACTATTGAAGAAATGGAATTGCACTTGCAACTTTCATATAAACAATCAATAGAGATAGCAGAGGAAGAGGCTATTAGCCAAGTGTTAGCTCAAAACAAGTTTGAGTTATTAAAACGTAGAATAAACTTAGATTTAGTTACGTTAGGTATTGCAGCTGCTAAAACAAATTACAACCCATCAAATGGTATAACGCTAGACTATGTTGATCCAGCTTATATGATTTACTCTTATACTGAAGACCCTAACTTTGAAGACATATATTATGTAGGAGAAGTTAAGGCTATGACAATACCTGAGCTTAAAAAACAATTTCCTAACATATCTAATGAAGAGTTAGAAAGATTACAAAAAAATAATTATAATAATAACTACACATATGGTTATGGTGATTATGATTCAAACACGGTTCAAGTATTGTTTTTTGAATACAAATCCTATATGGATCAAGTTTTTAAATTAAAACAAACTGAATCTGGTTTAGAAAAAATATTAGAAAAGCCTGATACATTTAATCCTCCACCATCAGACTCTTTTTCAAGAGTTAGTAGAAGCATAGAAGTTTTATTTGAAGGTGCTAAAGTTTTAGGTACAGATGTATTATTAAAATGGGAGTTATCAGAAAACATGACTCGTCCATTTGCTGATACTACGAAAGTAGAAATGAATTATGCTATATGTGCACCAAGAATGTACAAAGGTAGAATAGAATCTTTAGTTACTAAGACCATGGGTTTTGCTGACATGATTCAATTAACACATTTAAAACTACAGCAAGTATTATCTAGGATGGTACCAGATGGTGTGTTTTTAGATATGGATGGATTAGCTGAGGTTGATCTTGGTAATGGTACAAACTATAATCCAGCAGAAGCTTTGAATATGTATTTTCAAACCGGTTCTGTTGTAGGTAGATCGTTAACTCAAGATGGTGAAATGAATAGAGGTAAAGTACCTGTTCAAGAATTAGCTTCATCAGCTGGACAAGCAAAAATAAGTGCTTTAATATCTACTTATAATTATTATCTACAGATGATAAGGGATGTAACTGGTCTTAACGAAGCTAGAGACGGTAGTTTACCAGACAGAGATACGCTTGTTGGGTTACAAAAAATTGCAGCTCAACAATCAAACATTGCTACAAAGCATATTAACAACGCTAGCTTATATTTAAGTTTAAGATTATGTGAAAACATATCTAAAAAATTAGCTGATGTATTAGACAACCCTTTAACTAGACAATCTTTAATGCAAAGTATATCTGTTTACAATACAGCAACTTTAGATGAAATGAAAAATCTTTCTTTACATGATTTTGGTATATTCTTAGAACTAGAACCTGATGAAGAGGCTAAAGCACAACTTGAACAAAACATACAGGTTGCTTTACAAGCTGGTGGTATTGAATTAGAAGATGCTATAGATTTAAGACAAATTAAAAATTTAAAACTTGCCAACCAAATGCTTAAGCAAAGACGTAGGTTAAAGCAAGAAAGAGATCAGAAAGTACAACAAGCAAACATACAGGCTCAAGCTGCTGCAAATGCTCAATTAGCAGAAAAAACAGCTATGGCCGAAGTACAAAAACAACAAGTATTAACTGAACAAAAAGTTAATATAGAACAAGCTAAGTCTCAGTTTGAAATACAAAGAATGCAAACAGAAGCAGAAATTAAACGTATGCTAATGGCAGAGGAGTTTAACTACAATGTTGAACTTGCTAGAGCAAATAGACAAACTGAATCTGGAAAAGAACAAGAGATAGAAGACCGAAAAGACAAAAGAATTAAAATGGAAGGTTCTCAGCAAAGTACAATGATACAACAGAGACAAAGCGATGGACCACCAGTTAATTTCGAGTCAAGCAACGATAGTCTAGGAGGCTTTGGATTAGAAGCTTTTAGCCCTAGATAATTACTAATTTTATAATATTATATTATGTCAGAACAAACAAAAACAGATGAACCTGTTAAACAGGAAGGTGACTTTAAATTGACACCAAAGAAAAAATTACCTAAAAAATTAGGTAATATTAACAATGATCCAATTAAAGTTGATTTAACAAAACCAGAGGCAACAGGTGAAATAATACCTAGTGTTACAAAGGTTACAATACCTAAAGAAAACGATGCCATTTCAGAGCAAAAAACAGGAGGATTATCTGAAGATCAACGAACCGGAGATATACAAAAGGTGGATGAACAAGTACGGTCCAGCGAAAATGTGGAAGTACAAGAACCCAAACAAGAAGATTCTATCGTTGAAATCGAAGAAATAACTCAAGAACAAGAACAAGAGGTTAAAGAAATTAAACAAGAGATTGCAGAGGCTCAAAGAGACGAGCAAGTTCTTGGTAAAGCTTTACCTGAAAATATAGATAAACTAGTAACCTTTATGGAGGATACTGGTGGAACAGTAGAAGATTATGTAAGATTAAATCATGATTATAATAAAACAGATGATGTTACTTTACTTAATGAATACTACAAACAAACAAAACCTCATTTAAATGGAGAAGAAATTGCTTTCTTATTAGAAGACAATTTTAACTTTGATGAAGAGGTTGATGAAGCTAGAGATGTAAGAAAGAAAAAACTAGCTTTTAAAGAAGAAGTTGCAAAAGCACGTAAAGAGTTGGACGTTCTTAAAGATAAATATTACCAGGAAATCAAGTTGAGACCTAGTATATCTAAAGATCAACAAAAGGCTACGGACTTTTTCAACCGATACAATGAGCAGCAGAAAACGATGGAAACAAACCATCAGGATTTTAAAAACAAAACTAACGATATGTTTAATGCAGAATTTCAAGGGTTTGATTTCGAGCTAGGGCAGAAAAAGTTTAGATATAAAGTTTCAAATCCTAAACAAATTGGTGAAACACAAACCGATATTAGTAAATTTATAAGTAAATATACAGATGATAAAGGAGTTGTAAATGATCCAAAGGGTTATCACAAAGCGTTGTACGCTGCTATGAATGCTGATAAAATTGCTAATCATTTTTACGAACAAGGTAAAGCTGATGGTGTAAAAACCATAGTTGACGGTTCTAAAAATATCTCAAGTGGAAAGCCAAGGCAGGTTGCCGATGGTAACGTTTTCGTAAACGGATTAAAAGTAAAATCAATTAGTGGATTGGATTCAACAAAATTAAAAATAAAAACTAAAAAATTTAACTAATTAAAAATTAATAATTATGGCTTTAAGTCCACAGTTTGGAAGTATTATACCTTCTCAAGCTCAATCAATTCTTGCTAGCAATTACCTTCAATTTGACGGTGCTGGTGCGAACTCAAACAACTTTGCTCAACAATACCTACCGGAATTGTATGAACAAGAAGTAGAAAGATATGGTAACAGAACGTTATCAGGATTTTTACGTATGGTCGGTGCAGAAATGCCGATGACATCTGATCAAGTAATTTGGTCTGAACAAAATAGATTACATATTGCATATAATAACTGTACGTCTGCATCTGGTGCTGGAACAATTACTATTCCTGTAACCGCTGCAAATGCTGCTAACCCTATTGTAAATGTAATATCTCCAGGATCAACAATTGTTGTAATGGATAACTTTGGAAACGAAGCAAAATGTTTTGTTAGAATATCTGACACTGCTTTAAACGGTGGTGGTGGTAACCCAGGACAGTTAACTGTAGAGCCTTATGGTTTTGCAACTTTAGCTCTTGCTGGAATTGCTGATGGTGCTGGTAAGAAAATATTTGTTTATGGTTCTGAGTTTCAAAAAGGAACATCAACTGCTAATGCAGGTGTAGGTGCAAACACTTACGCGGCTGTTAACAATCCACAAGTAACAGTTACTCCTTCTTTTACTCAATTTTCTAACTCTCCTATTATACTTAGAAGTACTTATACTATCAATGGTTCTGACACTGCTCAGATCGGTTGGGTAGAAGTTGCTACTGAAGATGGTACTGGAGGTTATTTATGGTACTTAAAAGCTGAGTCTGAAACTAGACTTAGATTTGAAGATTACCTAGAAATGGCTATGGTAGAAGGTGAATTAACTGCTGGTGGACCTGGTGCATTAACTGCTCAATCACTTGGTATGCAAGGTTTATTCGCTGCTATCCAAGCAAGAGGTAATGTACAAGTTGGTTTCAGTGCTGCTTCTGGTTTAGATTCATTTGATGCAATTCTTAAAAATTTAGATACTCAGGGAGCTATCGAAGAAAACATGCTTTTCTTAAATAGATCTTCAAATCTTGATTTTGACGATATGCTAGGATCTATCTCTGGTGGATTTGCTGGAGGAACTGCTTTTGGTTTATTTGAAAACTCTGAAGAAATGGCTTTAAATCTTGGTTTCTCAGGATTTAGAAGAGGTTCTTATGACTTTTATAAAACAGACTGGAAATATTTAAATGACGCTTCTACAAGAGGTGCACAAGCTGGACCTGCTTCAATTGAAGGAGTTTTAATACCAGCTGGTACATCAACTGTTTATGATCAGATTTTAGGTACTAACATTAGAAGACCATTTTTACATGTTCGTTATAGAGCGTCACAAACTGACGACAGACGAATGAAATCTTGGTTAACTGGTTCAGTAGGTGGTGCTTTCACTTCATCTTTAGATGCAATGGAAGTTAACTTCTTATCTGAAAGATGTTTAGTAACTCAAGCTGCTAATAACTTTGTGTTATTCAAAGGATTATAATTTAATCCAAACGTAATAATTATCCCCGTCAAATGGCGGGGGTACTTATTTTTTTTTAAACTATTTAATTATATAATATTATGTCAAAACAAAAAATAACTCAACCGGAAGGTTGGGAGATAAAAGATAGAAACTACTATCTAACAGGTCAAAGCTCCCCATTAACCTTTACAATACCTAGTAAACATACAAGAAAACATCCTTTACTATGGTTTGATGAAGCAAACGGAGCTCAACGAGAATTAAGATACGCAACAAATCAAGCCTCTGTATTTGTAGATGAACAAAAAGGAGAGGCAACTATGGGTCATATAGTATTTAAAGACGGGGTT